CACTAATCCACCTTTGTTTAGACGCAGTTTAGTTTTCTTTGGGTCTAGCTTCAAGTCTTTAATGTTGATAGATGTACCTTTTAGTGTTACAGAATTGTCTCGGTCAAATTTAGCTAATCTTTTAGCTATATCTCCATTTGGAAATCTCTCTGCCATTGTTCTGTTCACTATAGGGTTGTCAAGAGTCTTATTACCTGACCTATATCTTAAGTCTTTCTTACCTATCTTTACTTGACTACCCAGTTCACCTTTTAGTTGCTTAAGAGCTTTTTCAAAGGCAACTACATAAGTATTGTGAAACCCTGAACCCTTGACTATAGCGGCTTTGTATTCCTTTGAACCCGCAGGAAAACGTTTCTCTGCTAGTTTTTCAATAGGAGGTAGTACAATTTCATCAATGCCTTTAGTCTTAGCATCAGCAATAACAGACTGTAGTAACACTCGTATGGAATCAGTAAGCTTAGGGATAGGCGTATCCTTTTTACCTGTAGTCATCCGAGCTTTACCTATGACATCATTTGCCTCATCCATAACAAGACCTAATATATTATTTTTACCTGAGAAATCATATACGTTAAGCTTCTTTTGTGCCATTGCCTCAAAGTATTGTTTTATAGCTATCAAGTTAGATTTTGGTCTTGGTATAAACGGTAATAAATCTGCATCCTCAAATATCTTTTTAATAGCTTTATCTGCTTCAGAGTCACTAAGTTTTTTATTAGTTCTTATAGGTAAGTACTTGTTAAACACAAAGTCTTCAAAGTCTTCAAATAGAGTTCCCGGCATATCAAACTCAGGTTTAAAAGCTATGTCTTCCATAGCAGACTTAAACTCTTCTCTGTACTCTTCAGTGGCCTGACTAATAACTTTACTAGGATTATCTGACATATTTTGTATTACGTCAGACTGCAGTTCTTCTATCAAAATGTAATCAGCGTCAGGATTACGCAAACCATCAGGCCCACGATAAATTAAATCTCCTTCATCAAAAGGTGCACTTGGCTCAGGATCACCGTCTTTAATATTTTTTCTTAAGCTATAACGAGTGTGTGCTAAGTTAGAACCACCGTGATGTGTCATTAGACCTAAATCTTTAGCAGTAACATCAATTCCTACTTCTTCATAGCCTACCTCTGAATCTATTAAGTCACTTTGTCTTTGAGTGTTACGGTATGCTGAACCTTTTCTTAATGCTTTAATTTGTAAAGGGTCCATAAAATCATCATCTAATGTACCATCATAACTGTCCTGCCGCATTCCAAATGTATAATCTTTTTTTATTGCCTCATCTGCAGTATACTTTTTTGTAGGCTCTAAATTAAACTCTCTGTAATCTAGTTCTCCCTTGGTTACTTTAGGTGCACGTTTGCGCACAAACGCCTCAATGTTTTCTCCTCTAGTACCTGCTTTACCTATAGGAGCGTTCTCAATAGCAGACTCCATAGGACTGTAGAACTCAGCAATGGTATCTGTATCAGGATTTTCTACATCAAATAACACCCTGTCTTCTGGGATGTAGGGCTGAGCAATATCCTTAAACATAGGATTAAACTTAGGGTTATCCGTAGCCCCGAAAGCTTCCTTGAGTTCTTTGGAGATAAACCTTGTTAGCGCACTCATTGCTGTTGTGTCCCTGTAAAGCCTTGCTCACCCGGAGCAGGTGCGGAGCCTGTACCTATGTTCCCCCCTCCACCGCCAGAGGAGTCCTGTGGGCCTGTAGGAGCCTGTCCTTGTGGTGCAGGGGCTTGACCACCCGACTGGGGAACTGCACCTTGTGGTGCCTCTGGTAGAGGCTGTGCGAACTTCTTGAGTATCTCCGCTTGGATTGCTGCGTCTTGTAGACTATTAGTTACCTTATCAGGATCAAGGTCCATGCTCACAGCAATCTCACGAATGATGTAATCCATCTTAGCAAACGGTGCTAGTGTTGGGTTCTGTGCTACCTGCAAGAACTGCATCAAACGTTGGCTACGTACTTCGTTAGCCATCAAGCTTTCAGTACCCTGTGCGCGTACCTCCAAGTCACCCTTAATAGAAGGATCAAAGTCAAACTGCATGTTAAAGTTAAAGAACGCCTTACCTAAAGGAGCAAGCATGTAATCATCTACGTTCTTAATTACATTCCGTATAGAACCATTAGCAGCAGACATGAGCATACTAATGCCAGAAGCTGTACGTCCGACACCTTGTACTCCTGTCTGACCGTGAGCAAAGCTAGGAAAACCTGTACTCTCATCTGCTAATACACGTGCCTTGTCGAATAGCTGCATATTCTCGCCAGCAACATTCGGAAACTTGGTGCCAAAAATTGCTTGTCCGGGCGCACCCCCTTGTCTTCTAAAGACTTTTCCGGGATACAGAGATAAATCTTGGCCGGGAACTAAGTTGGTTTCATCAATTTCTATCAAAAGGTTACCTGACATAACCGCATTGTCTACAGCCATACGCATGAACCCATTCATAAGAGTCTGTGTATCATCCATATTCTCAGCTATACCTACACCAAAGAAGCTATAAGGGTTAAGCTCATAAGGTACAGCATAGTAAGGAATAAGCGCAGGTTTAAATGGATTCATAACTAAACGAATAACGTGGTTGTTACACACCCAAATGTTAACACTCAACTGCTCTGAGTCTTTTAGTTCTTTAGGAATATCAACATCATGCTCTTTAAGGATTTCAGTATCTACGTATCCCCAGAACTCAAACAACTCATAACGTTCTGCTTTTGACTCTTGAGAGTCATCCTCCATAGCTTGTTCCCACCACTTCTTCTCATAGGACTCACCCATGTTAAGAGACTTCTCAATGGCGTTATCACGAAAGAAAGGCCGACCCTTAAGTGCACGTACCTGTGAGCGTGACAACTTGTGACGTTCAACAATGTACTCAGCTTCATCCATGTTAGCTGCATCAGGGTCAGGGTAGAAGTTCCATATGGATACATGGCTAGTAGAAGGTACAGTCTTGATTGTAGGTTGGTACTCACCTTCCTCATTCCAATTAGGATACTCTTTGTTGACAGCAAATGGACCCTTCATGATACCTGTGCCAAACAATGCCAACTCAAAAGAACTCAAGCGTAACTGCTTGTTAGCACCTGACTCTTCTAATTGATCGTGTATTTTCTTCTGCATCTTCTTAGCTGCAATCATAGCAGGACTAAACGTTACTGCAGTAGGGCTTGTTCCGGGGCCATCTATTAGTTTGTCTTCAATAGGTTGCATCTTCTTAAACATGCCACCAACGCGCTCTCGTAAGGATACAACAGTATCTCCCGGCTCAAGGGCAGTATCAGTATTAAACAAAGGCGCAGGGCTAAAGGTTTCTTTTAATTCACCCATACCCTGCTCTGCTTTAGGATTAGTTTCAAAGTGCACTGACTCTTGAATGCCCTCTGGTAGTGTAGTAGGATCAATAGCAAGAGGAAACTTCTTGTTGCCAAACAGTACATCTACTACTTGACCGTAAGCAGCCAGCGTTTTAGTCTTAGTAACTTTTACAAATACTCTTGACTTCTCCGCTTCAGTAAATTGTACTTCAGTGTTGTATATACCCCTGTAGTTACGATAGGCATCCATCCAACGCTGCTCATCAACAAACCTTGCATCTTCAGCCTTATTAAACTTACTCATAACTAAGTCAATAATGTGTCCTGCTTTAGGATCAGACATAGATTCAGTGGTCACATCTTTAATGTGTGCTGATTCTGCAGATTCTAAGTTCTGTTCAAAGTCGGTTGTAAAATCTTCAGGGTCCATACTTAATATCCAAATGTAGGATCAGCAGCTTGGAAGCCGCTTCTCTGTGTTGCAGGATTAAAATCCCATAGGGAACTTCTAGGTCTTGTCATTATACCATATCGTATAGCGTCATACAAGTGATCTTCTGCATTTGTATCAACGTCTTCTGGATTGCGCTTGTCTAAGGGTAGACTAGGTAGTTGCGCTATACAGTTGGTGCAGGTAGAAAAGAATACGAGTTGGGGTTCCTCAGTAAACTCATCTACCTGCAAACGGCGGTGTATCTCATTTTTACCTGAAACCCTAGACCCTTTTGAACGATCTGAAGGTCTCCAGCGACAGCCCCTCATAATCATTTGTTCAGCTAGGCTAGGCCCAGTGTCACCTCTTTTATGCCAGAGGGACGAGTCCAACACGCCGTATCTTATAGTCCCATCCTCTGCTTCTTCTTCTAAGATCATATCAGCTAAGTCAGTAGCCGTAACCCTAGTTACATACATCTCTCTGTATATTACCAGTTGCTCTGAGGGAGACACAGCAAACCACACAACACCTGTCCAACTGCCGTAACCGTAATCGCAAGCTCTGAACTTCGTCCAGCTATTAGGAATGTTATAAGGCTCAACAACGTGTACTTTTCTATTGAACTCAGGGAACGCTGCGCCCTCATTAACATCCCAATTACCCTCTAATAGTTGCTTGCGTTGATGCTCTGGCATAGATAAGAGCATTGTTTCGTAGTCACCACTGTCAGCTAGATACGGATTGTCAAACAAACTAGCAGGTATAAACCTACGTTTAAACAAACCTTGCCCTGCTTTGGTGTGGCCTTTAGGGTACTCTAAGCGATCCCCTGTTTCAATATCAGTAGCCCAGAAAGGCTTGTTAGGTTTAGAAGGATCAATAAACATCTTCTTAACCCATTGATGTCCAATAGAACCGGGGTTAGTTGTAGCCCTCATGTACAAGCCTAACTCAGGTGCGGAGCTACGTAAGCGTGAGCGCATATAGTTCCACGCAAACGGTGTACTCCACTGTGTTAACTCATCAAATGCAATGTAGTTAAACGCCTGTCCTTGGTAGCGCATAACGTCTTGGTCTTTATCTAGGTAACTCATCCAGATGCGACCACCTCTAGGTGTAACCCATTGTGACTTACGCTCTGACCACTTAATGCCGGGAATAGCTTTAGGGTACAACTCTTGACTTTTTTGTATAAGCTCCCTAAGTTCTTCTGTAGTGTGCCGTACAAGTAACCCACTGAAGTCTTTATGGTTAAGACTACGTAAAGGGTCTGCTAGTGTAGCGTAAGACTTGCCACCACCCGCTGCCCCACCATATAGTACTTCACGTTCACTAGAAGCTAAGTAGTCTGTCTGTGGCCCTGCGTTAGGTTTAAAGACAATGTTCTGTGCTTGCTCTACATCAAAGGGTTCAGCTATAGGGGTAGCAGGAGCCTTCTTTGTTTCACGTGAAACATTCTTAGTTGGCTTCGGTGTAGTAGCCGACCCTTTCTTTTTCAAGCGTTTCGTAGTGCGAGATGGCTTTTTGGAGCCTTTTGGCAAGCTCACGTTTAATTCTAGCAACTGTTTTACGTTTTCGCTCAATGTCTACTCTTTTCTTTAAACCCATGTGAGATATGCTTCTACCTGACTGTGTAGTTAACCAAGCAGAAACTTCTCTATAACTATACTGCTTTAAATGTTTCTTTGCAAGCTCTAATAGTTCCAGTTCTCTAACAATAGGGTTTAACCATTCTTCGTTATCAGGGTCTATCTCGTAACCCCAAGGCACAGGTTTGACTAACCTTGGTATTCTTTCCCACTTCTTCATCTTGTCAGGCTTAGGTAACATCCAGAAACCTAAATCATTGTTAGCAAAGAAGTTAGTCATTAGTACTCTCTTTAGGTGGTAGAATAAACAAACCTCCACTAGCCTCTACAGCTACCTTCTCAGTCTTAACTACACCAGCACGATCAAGTATCTGTCCTGCTGCTACCATCTTCTCTTTAACACCCAACTGTGTAGGGTCCATGAGTGCACTACCGTAAGCTACAGCAGCTTTAGGGCCAAGCCTAGACATGTAAGTCTTGGTAGCCTCAAAGATTTCATCCTTCAAACCCTCAACTACTACACGGGTAGCAGTACCATCAGAGTAACCTGCAAGCTTCTTAGCTTGTACAACGTCACCTTCTGCTTCATCAAACAAGACTTGCATAAAGAGTTGTTGCTTTTCGTTTAACTTCTTGCTCATGTTACTTTCCTGTACGGCTTGGCAGCTTTAGCCGCTTTCTTAGGTTGCTTAGAGAACTGCTTACCTTTTGCTGTATCTTCTCTCTTTTTAGCTGAAGAAGCTGCATACGCCCCAGCACCCATAGCCTTGATAGCATTAGCTGGAAGGTAACGTTCTCCTGTAGCTTTTGAACCTTGCGTAGAAGGTTTACCACTCTTAGTTCTCCAATCCTGCTTAGTCCATGACTTAAGGCTTTTTTGACTTGAAGCCAAACCGCCCTCTTTCATTTTAACTACTTTTTTTTTAACTTAGCTTGTACGGTCTTGCTTAAGTCCTTTGCATGAAAAAGTTTTACACTTGTTTTACTGTGTGCTTTACCAGTGTGCAAAGAACCGTCAGGCATCTTGTGAGTGCCGCCTTTGTGTTCAGTACCGTCCCTCTTATAATGTTTTACACCCTTCATGACTTGTATCCTCCTCCTGCTTTTTTGTAAGCCTTAGCAAGCATCTGTGCTTTACGTGCAGACCATTGTCCCGGTGCGCCACCACTACCCGCCGATTTTATTCTACTAAAGATTTCTTTGCGTTTTCCCGGCTGAGTGTAGTTACCTGCTGCATTTACAGTAGAGCCACCCTTAGCGTAAGCTCTTTTAACCTTTGGTTTAGCCTTGGTCTTTGTTGTAGAACTTTTGCTTAATTTCGCCACGTGTAACTCCAATGTCTCTAAGCAAAGCATCTGACATATTAACTAACTGCCAGTATTGTACTCTACGCATTTGACTATCTTGTAGTGCTTTGATAAATGTTTTAAACATGGTATAACTCCTCTATGTATTACCACAGACAGTTATACCATGCTTTGATTTAAAGGACTACGTACAAGTTTGCAATCCCGTTATGCTTTTATTTAATAAGGCCTACCGATTGTTTCCAGAAAGACCTTTAGGGATAGTTACACCTTGACGTTTTAAAGATTTAAATAAACGATCTTTTTGTATCTTAGTCAAGGAAGATGGATCACTTTTAAACTTACGCAAGTTTCTTTGTGAAAGAGTAAGTTGTGCGGGTGCGCCTCTATCTCTAAGCTTAGATTGGCCTTCTATTACATCTTTGCGTCTAAGTGCAGCAGATTTGCCACTCCTATCAAAGAAAGGTGCGCCCGGCTCATCTTTACGATTAAGCATTCCTCCAATACCTTTAGGAAGTCCTTCAGGTGATTTTTCACGCAACCTAGCGGGAACACCATCAGCTTTACGTGTAGGTTTAGCTGTTGGCTTCGGTCTAGCTCCCGGCCTAGCTTTTTGTCCCGGTCCTTTTACTGTACCGTCAGGCTTAAATTCAGCCCTTTTGCGCTTTGCAGCGGTTGCTTTATCCTTACGTAATTGCTTTTGTCTTTCTTCGTATGAACTACCTTTGTCTTTAGAAGTAGTTGCAGAAGGAGTAGCTACTTTTTTAACTGTCTCTTCAATCTTCTTCTTAGTATTAGCAGAAATACCTGCACTAGAACGCAACTTAGGACGTACAGATGTCTTAGGTGCAGAGAACTTTTTCATTACACCAGCTTTAGTCTCACCCTTTTGAAGAATGTTGTAAGACTTTCCATTGTGCTTAAAGGTATAGTCTGCAGCACTGCCACTACTTTTAAACTTACTACGATTACGTTTAAACGCTTGACTGAAGGTTTCTTTCTTCTTAACTTCTCCACCTTCTTTGTAACCTGTTGATGCCATAGGCTTCTTCTTCTTAGCCATGCCACCCATGTTCATCTTGCCTACGCCATCAGCAGCAAAAGCGGGTACTTTCTTACCTGCCTTTTCGACCATAGGCATACCACCCTTGTTATACATAGAGCCGCCCTTGTTATACATAGAGCCTTTCTTCTTAGTCATACCGCCACCCATATAGGCACCAGTTTTCTTTTTACCCATCATTGTTTTATTCCCTTGTTATGAAAGTACTACACGAACTAACGTACTTGAACCGCTACCTCGTCTGTAATTTAAAATTGTAGCATTACCTATAGCTTTAGGTACTACAAGAGAATGTACACCAGCAGGAAGCATAATATCATTATCAGTAATATTAGCCTCCGCTGCTGCAAAACCAATGTCTAAAGCATGACTTGTTTCAATAAGCACCATCTTAGCGTCAGTGCAAACTACGTGTGTAGTAGCAGTATTACCTAGAGTAACTGCAGCTTCTACAGCCCACCCTAAGTGTTCTCCTACTAATGCCGCTTGATCAACCATTGGTTATACCCCCTTAGACGATACCGTAGAGGTTAATCAACGAGTAGTCAGTAGTTACGTTGACAATCATAACTGTACCAACTACTTGAATAACGTCACCAGCCGCTGGGCCTACAGCACCTGCAGCACCCAGAGGTACGGCGTGGTTGCCTACGACAAGAGTACCCGAAGTAAGTACAGTTTGTGGACCTGATACAGCCATCCAACCAAAGTGGGAAGCAGCCATATCAACAACAGTGACACCCATAGTTGCGCCTGTAGTTGTAGCAGCTTGAACAATCAAAGCACTGAGAGGATCAGCAATAAGAGTAATCCGTGTGCTAGAAGAAGCTGTAAGAGCTGTTGCTAAATCATCATAAGTAGTAATAACAATAGACGGGTCTGATGAGTGATCATGTGCTGGGTTAGAACGAATGCGGAGCATCTGACCTTCACCTGCACCATCATTAATATACAAGTAACCACCTGCATATTGATTAAGTGTAATGTCAGTGT